ATAGAAGGGCTAAAGTTATAGATACACCGTTGTTATCTAAATCACCAATTAACATGAATGATGAAGTAATAGTTCATCATAATGTATTTAGAAGGTGGCATGATATGAAAGGTAGAGAGAGAAATAGCAAGTCCTATTGGAAAGACAATAAATATATAATTACTGAAGATCAAATATTTCTTTATAAAGATCTTACCTGGAAAGCTACACCAGGATATAGTTTTGTTAAACCGTTAAAAGCTGTTAATAGTTTTAACGTAGAAAGTGAAAGACCATTAGTAGGTATAATAAAATACTCTGATGATACTTTTAGTAAAGAAGAATTAGTAGGATTTAGACCTAATAGCGAATATGAGTTTATTATTGATGGAGAGAGGTTATATAGAGTTATGAATAATTTTATTACAATTAAATATGAATATCAAGGAAACGAAGAAGAATATAATCCAAGCTGGGCACATAGCAGTTGAAGAATTAATTAAAGTAGCAAAAGAAGCTATTGTTGATTCAGGTGATGATGTTTCAGCTGATAGATTAAAAAATGCAGCGGCAACTAAAAAACTAGCTATATTTGACGCATTTGAAATATTAAATAGAATCCACGAAGAAGAGAACATACTAGATGGGAAACCAATAGAGGAAGAAGAAAAGAAGCAAGTTAAGTTTAAAGGATTCGCAGAAGGAAGATCTAAATAATGTACGAACAAACATTAGTTAAGGTCGTAGAACCTGTAAAAATAAATACCATTAAAAGACTTAATAAGTCTAAAAAATGGAAATATGGTTATAATAAAGAAGCCGATATAGTATCTATATCTAAAAGTGGACAAATAGGTGAAATAATAGAAATACAAGGATTTCAAATAGCTTTACCTAACCAACCTAAAGAAATATACTCTCGTAGTAAAATAAAATCAAAACAAAAATGGAAAAAGTTTCCAACTAATCCTGATTTTAAAAGAATAAAAACTGTATTTGATTGGCAAGGTTATTCTGATGACTTTAAAGAGAAACATTATGGATATATAGACGAAGAATTTAGAAGAAGAGAAGAAGGTTTTTGGTTTATGAATAACGGTAAACCAACGTATATAACAGGTACACATTATATGTACTTACAATGGAGTAAGATTGATGTTGGTGCTCCAGATTTTAGAGAAGCAAATAGATTATTCTTTATATTTTGGGAGGCATGTAAAGCAGATCACAGAAGTTACGGAATGTGTTATTTAAAAAATAGACGTTCTGGTTTTTCATTTATGAGTTCAGCTGAAACTGTTAATTTAGCTACATTAGCTAGTGATAGTAGATTTGGGATACTTTCTAAAACTGGTAGTGACGCAAAGAAAATGTTTACTGATAAAGTAGTACCAATTAGTTTAAATTATCCATTCTTCTTCAAACCAATACAGGACGGTATGGACCGGCCAAAGTCCGAACTCGCTTATAGAGTACCAGCAAAAAAGTTTACTCGTAAAAAAATGAGGGAACGCGAAGAGCAAGATGACATGGAGGGCTTAGATACAACTATTGATTGGAAGAATACAGGTGATAATAGTTATGATGGTGAAAAACTTTCTTTATTAGTTCACGATGAAAGTGGTAAGTGGGAGAGACCTGATAATATAAAAAACAACTGGAGAGTTACAAAAACTTGTTTACGATTAGGTAGTAGAGTAGTTGGTAAATGTATGATGGGAAGTACGTCAAACGCTTTAGATAAAGGTGGTGATAATTTTAAAAACTTATACTACAATTCAGATGTTAAAAAACGAAATCGTAATGGACAGACTAAGTCAGGATTATATTCTTTGTTTATTCCTATGGAATGGAATTACGAAGGATTCATCGATGAATACGGGCAGCCTGTGTTCAATACTCCTACAGAACAAACATTTGATCCACACGGATTAGAAATAGATTACGGTGTAGTAGATCACTGGGATAATGAGGCTGATGGACTCAAAGATGATCAAGACGCTTTAAATGAATTTTATCGCCAATTTCCTAGAACTGAAGAACACGCATTTAGAGACGAAACAGGAAATAGTTTATTTAATCTTGTTAAAATATATGAACAAATAGATTATAACGAGGGAAATAGAAATTCATCTGTATTAACAACTGGTAATTTTCAATGGATAAATGGAATAAAAGATACACAAGTTGTTTTTAATCCAGATCCAAATGGTAGGTTTAGTATAAGTTGGATACCTAATTCAGAATCACAAAATAACGTTATTATAAAAAATGGCGTAAAATATCCAGGTAATGAGCATATGGGAGCATTTGGTTGTGACTCTTATGATATATCTGGAACAGTAGATAATCGAGGATCAAAAGGTGCGTTGCATGGATTAACTAAGTTCTCAATGGAAGACGCTCCCGCAAACACTTTTTTTCTTGAATATATAGCTAGACCGCAAACAGCTGAAATATTTTTTGAAGATATTTTAATGGCGTTAGTATTTTATGGGATGCCAATACTTGCGGAAAATAACAAACCAAGGTTATTATACTATTTACGTAGAAGAGGATATAGAGGATTTAGTATGAATAGACCTGATAAAGTTTGGAACAAATTATCTGTAGCAGAAAAAGAAGTAGGTGGTATACCGAACTCAAGTGAAGATATAAAACAGGCTCATGCAGCTGCTATAGAGATGTATATAAACGATCACGTTGGTTTATTACAAGATGGTACTTATGGAACTATGTATTTTAATAATACATTAAACGATTGGTCTAAGTTTGATATAAACAAAAGGACAAAACATGATGCATCTATTAGTTCTGGTTTAGCAATAATGGCTTGTAACAGGCATTTATATAAACCTAATCCAGATAGAAATAAACAACCGGTAAGTTTAAATATATTAAAATATAATAATAAAGGATTTCAATCGTCAATAATAAAAAATAAAACATGATATACGATTCTCACATAAACTTCCCGTCTCAAGCAGTTAGTGATTTAGAAAAACTGTCTGAGGATTACGGACTTAAAGTAGCAAAGGCTATAAGACAAGAGTGGTTCACTGGTGCTACTTCTAAATTTGACGGTAATATAAATAACTTTCATCAGTTAAGATTATATTCTAGAGGAGAACAATCAATACAAAAATATAAAAATGAATTATCTATAAATGGTGATTTATCTTACCTTAATTTAGATTGGAAACCTGTTCCAATTATTCCTAAATTTGTTGACATAGTTGTCAACGGAATGTCTCAAAGAAATTATGAAATAAGTTGTTATTCACAAGATCAATTTGGAGTAGAGAAAAGAACTGCATACATGGAATCTATAATGAGAGATATGAAGGCTAAAAATTTTTCTACTTTAGTTCAAGAACAATTTGGTATAGATATAAGTGAAAATGATAAAGAAACTTTACCAGAAAATGACGAGGAGTTAGCACTACATATGCAACTGGGATATAAACAGGCTGTTGAAATAGCAGAAGAGCAAGCTATAGATGTTTTAATGGAAAATAGTGATTACGATTTAGTAAGAAGAAGATGCTTATATGATTTAGTTACTATAGGTATAGGCGCTACAAAAACTACATTTGACTGGACAGATGGCGCTAAAGTAAAGTACGTAGATCCTGCTGATTTAGTATATTCTCATACTGAATCTCCATATTTTGATGATATATACTATATTGGAGAAGTAAAAGAAATACCATTAAATGAATTAGTAAAAGAGTTTCCAGAACTGACAGAGGCAGAAATAAAAGAAATAACACAAAATGCTGGACAAACAATATATAGTCAAGCAAACTATAGAATAAACTCAGATAAAAATAAAATTCAAGTTTTATATTTTAATTATAAAACCCATATGAATGATGTTTATAAATTAAAGAAAACAGGTAGTGGTGCTGAAAAGGTTATTCAAAAAGACGATACGTTTAATCCACCTATAGAAAATATGGATGGTGAGTTTAGTAAACTAGAAAGAGTTGTTGAGTGTTTATATGAAGGAGTGTATCTTATTGGTCCTGATAAATTGTTAAAATGGAAAATGGCTGATAATATGATGAGATCTGACTCTGATTTTGGTAGTGTTAAAATGAATTATCAAATTGTAGCTCCCAGAATGTACGAAGGTAGAATAGAGTCGCTAGTTGGTAGAATAACTGGTTTTGCAGATATGATACAGTTAACACATTTAAAGTTACAACAAGTCATGTCACGCATGGTACCAGATGGTGTTTACCTTGATGTTGATGGGATAGCAGAGGTTGATCTTGGTAATGGTACTAATTATAATCCTCAGGAAGCTTTAAACATGTTCTTTCAAACTGGTAGTGTTGTAGGTAGAAGTTTTACATCCGAAGGTGATGGAAATCCTGGTAAAATACCAATACAACAAATAAATAATGGCGTTAATAGTGGTAAAATACAGAGTTTAATATCTACGTATAATTATTATTTACAAATGATAAGAGATACAACTGGACTAAATGAAGCTAGAGATGCCGCTACACCAGACAAAAATGCTTTAGTAGGTGTTCAAAAACTAGCAGCAGCAAATTCTAACACTGCTACAAGGCATATATTACAGTCTATGTTGTATATAACAGCGGAAGTAGCTGAATGTATGTCATTAAGAATATCTGACATAGTAGAATATTCACCGACTAAAGACGCTTTTATAAGAGCTATTGGATCACATAATGTAGCTACGTTAGAAGAATTAAAAGATTTACATCTTTATGACTTTGGTATATTTATAGAATT